ACTGGTCCCCAATCCCATAAAATACCGCTTCGGCAGACCAATAAGCGCCTCGTTAACAGGCTGGTACACCGACTGAATCACGCGAGTCGGGAACGGGAAAATATCATAGGCGTAAGTGCCATCTGGGCGCCTGAACGAAGTCGCGGGCATGATCTTAGTGAAATAGTCAAGCGGATTGACTATAAGTATCACTTCCGAGATCTTCCGGTTCAGGCCGTTTGGTGAAACAGACAACTCTGCCAATAGTCCACCATAGGCCGCTGGAGAAATCTCATTAAACGGAATACTGGCTATCAATCCATAGCCATCAACGGGATCTAGAGCCGAATTGGGATCGCGCCGCATGCCGGTTGGCTCGCCCAGTCCGGAACCGTCGATAATACCACCTTCAAGCCCATTGGCAATTGCCTCGGACAGAATAACCCGAACATATCTATCGAGCCATGCAGGACCAAGATCAAGCATTGCCTTGCAGATCGGTAGAAACGCGGAAAGCTTCTTCTGTGTCAGATCAAGCTTCTTGAAGCCTCCAGTGAGTTCTTTGACGATCTCACTGCAGAGCTGATCCCATGTAGCCAAGTGCCTACCATCCTGCGTATTGACGAGAATCTCTACTAAAGCGCCCGTGGGCATAAAGTTGATCGCATCAAGCAACGGATGATCTTCGGTCAGATCTTCGAAAATAGCATCGATCACGGTAACAGGCAGGATGACATTGAAGTCAGTCAGTGCCTGTTTTGGATTGCCGGACTTTAGAGCCCCGATCAGGCCTTGATAGTAATTTGTCTCCTCGCTTGTTAGAGACCTAACCCCTCGGCCTGTCAGGATCTGGTTGTCCGCAGACTGCACCAGGCCCCTAGCCTCTGCAATCACGGCTTCTTGTAGCAAATCTGTGTACTCGGTAAACGCGGTGGCAAATGCCTCCTCGTTACCATCCTTCATAGCCTGGTTAATCCTCGCTACGATTTCGGCTTTTTGCTTTACTAGCATATCAGGATTTTTCATTATTCTAATTCTCCTCCCTGGCGAACAGTGCCGCCATTAAATTTTTAGGTTTGTTCTGTGCCGGTGGCTCTGGGGCCGGTTCAGGATTTGGCTCTGGATCCGGTTCTGGTTGTGGGGCAGGCTCTGGATCTGGATCGCTGTCTTTTGTAGCCCCTCGCACTAGCGCAAACAGGCATTTCCTCGCGCTTGCAGCCGCTTTATTGGCGTCGGGATTGCTGACGACAGAGGTGGCAAAGCCCCACTCCAAGGCTTCGGATGGCGAAATCCAGGTTTCATCATTCAAGAGCTCTTTGATCTCATCCTCGCTAATATTTACCAGACCTTTATAAGCCTCAATAGACGCTTGAGTTATTTTATCTAAATCATCGGCCTGCTTACGTAGCTCGTCAGCGTTTCCAGCAGCGTACGCCCAAGCATTATGCACCATTAGGAGCGATGCATTTTCCATTATGCGTTCGTCGCCCGCCATAAAGATCACAGATGCTATAGAGCAGGCGAAGCCATCGCAATATGTTTTAACCTTCGCCTTATGGTTTTTTAGCATATTGTAAATAGCAAGCCCCTCGGCAACCTCGCCGCCGTAGCTGTTGATGTGGACGTTTATAATCGCAACTTCATCGCCTAGCTCCTGGAGTTCTTTGGATAAAGTGAAACTAGAGACATCGCTTTCAAACCACTCCCAAGATGTGATATCGCCAAATATATAAATATCGGCTTCATTCCCATTTGTTTCAAGCGCATAATATTTCCTCAACCTTCATCACCTCCTTTCAAAGCTGTTTCTATGACAAAGCACTTGCTATTTAGCAAGTGCTTGTCGTATTTCGCAGTTTTCGGTTACTTTCATTTACGCTCCTAGGCCAGCGAAAATTGTTTCTGCTCGCCCTGATAGCCAAGGCGGTCTAAAATTTTCTTTTCTCGTTCCTTTGAATAATGAGCATAGCTGGGATACCACTCAAAAAAGTCACTATCGTTTTTACTGCTATTGCAACTCACACACGCAGGAATGATATTATCGCAGGTGTACCCTCCCCCTTTCACAAGAGGCACAAAGTGTTCTTGGTGTAAAGGCCCTACCCCTTGGGCCAATAGCAAATCCTCGCTCTCCCCACAATAGGCGCAAGAGTTGTTGAAATGCTCTTTTATGGTTTCCCACTGCTCAGGTGTAAGTGTAGCCGGCAACCTTCTTTTTCTGGCTTTTCGTTTTTGGCTGTAGGTGTTCACAGTAGCTCTGTTTTTCTGGTTCCACCGCTTTATGCACTTTTTGTAATCCGGGTTGTTTTTCCTGTATTCCCTCACCTGTGCTTTTATTATTTCTGCGTTTTCTTCGTAGTAGGCTTTTCGATCGGCAAGAATCTGTTCTTTATTTTCTTCGTAGTACCGCCTTTTGTAGGTTCGATACTGATTTTTGTTTCTTCGGTAGTGTTCTTCGAACCTTTCCGACTGTGCTTCGCGGTTCTTCTGATGGTACTCCCTGTAATATTGATTGCAACATTCCCTACATCGACTTTTTAACCGTCCTCTGTCTAGCGGAAAAAACTCCGCTGTTTCAGGGAGTCTCTCGCCGCACTTTGTGCAGACCTTTGTTTTCATAATAACACCCCCAATACCATCTTCATTATACCATTAACTACTTGTAGTTGCAAGCAGTTGGGTTCTAAATTATAATAGGGGTGAGGTGATGAAGATGACCAGAGGTTTGAAAACAAGGACTCCAATATCTAACGCTGTTAACACCAAACTTTATGAACAGTTGAAACAGCTATCAGAAGAAACCATGATCCCAATATCTAAACTGTTAGATCGTGGGATTGAACTTGTTTTACGAGAATATGGGAAACCTGCCAAACGGTAGGTTTCCTTCTTCTGTTAATCCTCGGATTTCAACATTTCCTCAATAGGCACGTAGTTGCGTGTCATCCACCGCGCCTGGCTCCACTCAGTGCCAAGTGGCTCCATGCCCAAATGTTTCAGGCAATCGTCTACGCTGTAGGCCCCGATCCTTACCAGCACGTCCAGCGCATTAGCTACGTCCTTTATATCCACAGCCCGAATATGGCTAGTATCAAGCTTCATATAGGTACGATCTAAAAACGCCTTCTTGCCGTACATTTTACGGTTTATCTCATCCGTCAACAACTCTGCCAGGGGGTTGATGCGAAATGTCAAGAAATCGTTGACCACCTTGTTTGTGTCGGCAACATTCCCTTTCAGCAACTGGGGAGGCACCTGGAGGCCAATCGCCACAAAATCAAAGATATCATCGATAAAGGCTCTTATGTCCCGGCCTTCCACGCTGCCTTTATTGCCGTTAGCCTTGTTTTCGAGTTCATCATATTCAAGGCCGCCCGTCAGCGGAAGAACCGCATCGCCTTCCGCTTCAAAAAAGCGCTTAAATCGCTTATTTAGCAATTCTTGTAATTCCGCTTGGCCTTTATCTGATTGCGTAAAATTAGTTGGGACAATCAACTTCCCACGCCTGGAGTTCTGCTTTTTGTAATGCGCTTGACTTGCTGCAATCAACTTGGCATACGATTGATATAACCCGTCTATAACCCCTCTTATTTTCACATCGTGAAGCTCAAAGTGAAAAACATTCGGCTCAATATAGGAGTTTTTTAACTGGTAACCATCGATTGTTATATCGTGATAGACATAGTCCTTAAAAGCGAATTTTTCTACAACAAAGCTATCGGCAACATAAAAATGATTGTTTTGCTGAATCACCAGGCATTCGTTGTCATAGACAAGGTGATGGATTACATCCCGCCAAAATTTACTGGCATTTTTGTTGGGATTGGGCTCGACGTTAAACAGATAATAGTTGTCTTTTTTTACTTCAACGCCTTTCTCATATGTTCTGAATTCGCTTCTTGCTACCGTATTGGCAATTAGATTGACGCAGGCCTGGATGGCCAACTCTTTAAAATATACTTCTGTGGCCAATTCTCCCACCTGTGTACTTAAATCTAGATGGCCATCTTTGTTAAACCAGCTTAAAAATGTTTGCCATACGCCCAAAGTTTCACCACCCTTCTAGTAAATGTGGACATCCAGCGATAGAAAGTCATCTTGGATCTCTTCTAATTCGCTGTCTTTCACCAGCGCATGAATCAATGCAAAAAACCCGTCTGTCTTACGGGTTTTCGGCTCAATCTTTAAATATGTCGTATTCCCTTTTGCGTCAATCTCGATGCAGGTGTTGTTTGTGTACCAACGCATCGTCGGGTTATCACCAAATATAAGGGTTTCTTCGGCAAATACCTGTTCTACAAGTGGCGCTACTTTGGCATGGGTTATAGGCCCGCTCCTAACCTCTGTGAGAGGCAAGCCTTTTTTCGTAAACTCAGATTGCAATAACGAAACCCGGTAACTATCACAACCAATATCTATGATATGATATTTTTTAGCCTGCTCTAGAAACCATCCCGAAATATCCTCTACGCTGATATTGGGCCGATTGATTACAGTTATTAATCCTTTATCTACCATTTCTTGCACCGGAAACTTGATCGGACGACTTTCGACCTTTAGCGCTAGGTGGCAGACGAACGTATGCTCTATCCAGTATCGTTTGCCCTTATATTTAAATAAAAGTCCGCAGCTAGCAAAGTCTGTGGTTCTGGCGTAGTCAAGAGCACCGATGCACTGCAAGCCCTCTAGTTTGTCGTATGGTATGGGTTGGTTCGTCGCCAGAATTTTTTCCCAGGGGGCCACTACAACAAAATTATCTTGGGCCGGCATGTTCATTCGTTTAGTCATAAAGTCGATTGCTAAATGCGACTGGTACTGCATTTTCACAAACACTTTATCTAGTTCTTTTTTGAGTTCAGGAAAATAGGGTAGCGATGGGTTTGCCTTTACCCAATTCTTGGGGTCCTTTGCCTCCTCTTTATTGTCAAGCTTGTAAAGCAGAGGCAAAAAGCCGATGTCTTTTATTTCCCCAGACAGTACCCTTTTCGCAAGATCTAACTGCTCATCTAGCACACCGCCGCGAACATAGCCGTTAGTTGTGATATAAAAAGTCCGGCTGTGCTTCTTTTTTCCAAAGCCAGATGTAAAAACTTTTATCATCTCCCAATCTTCGTATTCGTGTATCTCATCGAAGATCAGGCAGGCAGACCTTTTGCCATCCTTCGTCTTGGCGTTACTGGTATTGTATTTGATATAGCTGTTAGTCTTGAGATTGATAATCTCTTGCTTTGTCTTGTAAAAGAATTTCTTCGACTTTTCCCATGTTCTTTCGAGGACATCGTACACATCGTTAAAACTAGTTTTCGCTTGGTCCTCGCTGTTTGCAATGATATCAACGTTGTACCCTTTTACGCCGTGGTAATGAGTTGCTAGATACCATGATAGTCCGCTGATAAAACCATTTTTCCCGTTACCCCTGCCCATCTCTATTAACATTTCATCAAATACGACCATGTCTGCGCTTTTGTAATAACAATGGATCAGCGCTAAAACAAAAAGCTCCCAATCTAGGAGCTTAAATTCAAAGTAGCGTTCTATTAGCTCTACCGCTTTTTTTATTTTTTTATGGTCTATAAATACGTCTGGATTATCAAGTTTAAACTCAATATAATCCATAGCTAGCTTTATGTCTTCGCTAGCTAGTATGACCCCGGAGCGCACGCTGTCGATGTAGCCGTCAATGTACGGATGATAGTCTTTTCTGCGCGTCATTTACATGCTCACCACCACCTGCCGCGTTTTTTATATTTACATCTCGTCGTCATCAGTGCTGGCGACAGTGCTTGTATTAAGCCCTAAATCTTTTAGCAACGCAAGCATCTGTCGATTGACACCGACCAACTCTCGCACAGAGGGATTATTTTTCTGCATCTCTACACCGACAGAAGAATAATCAGTATACATTACGCCACGCTTTTTAATGTCCTTAACAAGTTTGTTTTTTACCTCCCACAAACTCATATAGTCCTTAACCAGATCAACAAAATGATCTACATCCGCCCCTTTCGCTTCCAGTTGGGCCAAGAGCGATTCTCTTATGCTTTTTTTACTCATGCAATACACCTCCAAACAACTCACCAAATGCCCTTTCGTAAAAATTATATAGTTCGGCATTGCGCTCAAAGCTAAATTGCTCGATACTTGGATTCTCATTTAGATTTGAACTGGTCTCTAATACAAATTTCCCATCCTCCGTGTCAAATAACAATAGCTTGCTATGGTTGCTCTGGATTACGTATTCCCAGTTATTTTTTTCGCATATTTTTTTGAACTGCTCAAAATACTCATAAGACTTTTTGTTAGTTTTGTTGTGACGCATAACACTGCCGATCACAAAGCGCACATGGTCCAGTTTTCCCTGTTGTTTTAGTACATCTAAAACTTCCAGCTGCTTTGAGCCTACCCTCAAGGTTGTAACCGTCAAACGCTTTACGTGGGCTCGATCAGCGACGAACCGGACGAAGCCGATGGAGCTAAAACCGCCAGCTGAAATGAGTTTATAGACTTCGTCACCTGGCAGGGTGTCGGTCAGCTGTTCGATCAGCGCGCATTCGCGCATAATGTGAAACTGGTACCGCTTTTTTGAAGTTTTAGTATTGTCATAAAAATCCCTTTTTCACGTATTTTCAGTACCTTAAAAAATTCCCCCCGCGCGGGAGCAAATGTGTTCTGTCTGC